CTCAATGTATTTGTTGATTGTTCTGCAACCTTGATATCATCGATCCAAACACTAATGTTATTTCCTGAAACACGAACTTCAACATCGTGGGCAGTTGCCCAGAAATCCTGTGGGTAACCAAGATCAGCGTTTAAATCCACAGAGAGAATACCATCTGCTCCGATTCGTATGATTACATTGCCGACATCATCATCCGCGAATACACTTATACCCGCAATCCCATAGTCATTTCCAGCAATCGGGGGGGCTGATGGATCACCTGCTCGTAGAATTGCAAACGTATTCGCAAATTGGGAAGCCCCACCATGTCCCGTATTCGATCTACAAGTCCACCGGATAACATAGCTACTTCCCGGTGTGATTGCCGTTTTAATCATCCCGATACGAGAATTTGTGCCAGCCCAATCTTGTCCGTCGATTGCATTGTCAGTTACAATTGGTCCATTTACTGTTGTTGCAAGAGCAGCTATACAACTAGGAGGACTCCCCCAATTTGCCCGATCAAACAAATACCAATATGTCGTAGCCAACACCCCATTCGCCTGTGTAAAATCTTCTGAAAATAAAGAAACGTCGGCTGCAATTGTACTTGCATCGAACGCCGATGTTACCTGGCTAATCGCCTGAATGGGATTAGTGCCATTGATCGCATGTCCACCTGTGTAGTTAGCGTGACCATCACGCTGCCCGCCACGGAGACGATGTTCGATCCCATCGAAGGGACGTACATTGAGAGCCCACGGTGTTGTACCCTTTGGCTGTCGCCGATAGGCCATCGTGCTGTCGATGCCCTTAAATGGGAATTGAATCTCAATCGGTTTCCGTCTGTCAGGCATTTAACGCTCCCACAAGCGAGTGCAAGGGAATCGAACCCCTGCACTCAGGATACATCTTAATAACGGAAACGATCATCGTCATTATACGCAGCGAGATCGCCTGAATAGATCAGGTCCTGGCTGAGCAGAATAAGCTCAGTCGTCACGGTACAAGTAAGTACCAGGGTGATATGATCGCCTGGCTTGTATCCACGACCGCTGATATTCAATATGTTCTCACGGACTAGCAGACCCGTATTCAAAGTCGCTGCTTCTGCAACGGCAGTTGAAACTGTTGCATCGACAGCAGCACCCGCCCGATGAATATCCTGAGCAGTAGTAATACCGAGAAGTCCGGTATTTGCATCATCTGTTGCCGCGACCTCATGCAGACGCAGAGCACAAATATCCACGCTCTCATCGTAATCCATCGGAATGTTAAAGTGCAAATCTGCCGTCTCACCAGTTGCAAATGAAATGCCCTGTGCTACGGCTGTCGGGGTGGTAGCCCCAATAAGTGCCCCCGCTGCTGCGGTACGAACAGCAGTAAAGGGCAGTTCAATCTCACGGAGGAAAACGTCACCTGAGACGATTTCCTGAAACCGCGAGAGAAAGTTGTGGCCAGTAATAGCCATATGTGTTCTCCCTTAAGGAGTCATTGTCACTTCCGGTCGTCGTTGGAAATCACGGAAGTTGTATTTGTTGATCCTAGCTCGCCGACCCATGTTTCCCAAACGACGTGGAGCCTGACGGCCATCAATTCGGAACGAATTCGGCAGAGCAACCTGCCGATAATATTGCATCAGTCCTGCCATTTGATCTTCGGCATCCCGTTCAGCCACGGCCATACAAGCTGCTTTGATTGCCTCGTCGTGAGCGAATCCACAGGGATGTACATCAGTCAAATTAACAAGCGAACTGAAATGAAGTTCATAAATGAACTCTACAGTCCGCACTGTCACGGGAATCGGCCATACGATCAACTCCCATCGTCGCCGCTCATCTGCCAACGGCCTCACCGCTGCCAGATTCGGCTCGCCTGTCTCACTTGTGGTGTTGGCCCGTAGCTGACGGATTCGAGTTTCACCCGTCCACAGAATTGATCCAGCGACTAGAGTACCGGCAGCATAAATGATATCGCCGGTATACTGCCCGCCGAATGTCTGGGGCAGGGTAAAGTTTCCATCTGCTGCAATTGAGAAGGTCTTCGCCCCGGTCCAATGATGATCGCCGGCGATTGTTACTGCCGTTGCAGATACATACGACGCAATCGTGTAGCTATCCTCACCGGTTATTACAATGATCTTGAGTTCCATTGATGGATAAAACGAGGCATTAGCCGCTGTGACTAACGTATCATTCGTTGGCGGGCGATACACACCCGTACAATCATGGGTCTCACGCCAATTCCCGGCAGTGAGATCAGTGGCGAATAAAGCGGCTGCCGTATGAGCTACGATACATATATACGACTCACCCGCATTCGTGACTTTATCCCCAAGAATATAGGCAGTGCCCGTCACCCAAGCAACCGTAGCAACCGTCTCCACTGCAACAGACGGCCACAACACAACCGAAGCAATCGGATGCTGACACCGCCAGCCTCCTGCCGGGGCATCAGACAGGAACATACGAATGGCGTTATTGACATGCTTCTTGCACTCACTCAGATCGTGAACATCTCGCGGGACCTGGGCTTCTTCATCGCCATTATCGCCGTAGAAAGCTACACCGAGCTTTGTTGCCACCTCGATAATCAGATCGCCGTAAGACAGGGCTGAACTAGGTTCCATGAATTATCTCCGTTTCGCTTTCTTCGGGAGAACAAGACCTGTGTGCCGGCCTGTCTTCTTATCGGGGAAAGCCTTCTTGAGTCCCTTCTTAGCTCGACGCTCCATCTGCTTCCGTGACTTGGCTTTCTTCGGGAGCTTCTTTCCACCAGCTTCCTCTAGGTGACTCTTGAGTTCCTTCTTTGTGATTCCCTTCATACGTCGTTTCTTCCCTGCCTTCCGTCGAGCGTACTCTGCCCCAAACAATCCTCGTTGTTTCTTGGATTTAATTGGCGTATGCTTCCTGCGTTTAGGATTGTCTTTCTTCTTAGGACAGGGCATCACTTACTCCAAAATATAGCCGGGAAGGGGTCGAGTGACCCCTCCCAGACTGAAGTGCTTTTTACGGTGAAATCTGAAGCATGAACAATGGACCAGACGAAAGACCTTCATTAATGAGGAAACCAACAACTTGAGTTACGTCGTTTGCACCCTCTGCACCAATGGCCTGAATAGAACCATCGTTTCTCTTAACGGCACTTCGCTGCTTGGCGGCAGCTTGGAAACCTGCGAGTTGCGGAGCGAGCCAACAAGGTCCCCAAGTCTGAATCCAGAAATAAGTATTTGCAACAGATACATTTACCATTGGTCGTCCCGCTGCTGAAACAGCACCATCTGCTGTTCCCTTTAATGCGGCATATGGATTATACCACAACTCTGCACCCGTACTAGCAGCAAGAACCACATGGTCAAGTGGTGCGTCCAGATAAACAGTAATGTTGGCATTCAAAGCTGAAGCTGGATTACCAACAACTCCACGGAACTGAGTGAAACCACCAGCACCCGTATGGTAGATAATAATATATCCACCACGGAGTTCATCAACACCAACAGCAGCATGTGCCGCACCCGTAAATGTAACTTCAGTGTCGCCCACTGCCTGTGCATTTTTAAGTGCTTCATAACCCTGACACTCATCTTCTGCAAAACCGCATAAAAGATCAGTATTGAGTGCAGTATCAGATGATCTCCCAAATCGAAATACGCGACCATCAGGCATAACTACTCGGTCACCAATATTCCATTCACGCGGTTTCACTAGGGACTTTTGATACAAAAAGCCCCAATTTGTCACACCAGAACCTTGCGGCATAACCTGCCCCGCAGAACTGATGTACTTAACTCTTGCAATTCCTCTTGTAGCCATATCTCAATCTCCTTGGCTTAGGCCGTGACCTTGTGAACCACGAACCCGGCCGTCCGACGATTCAGACAAAGATTCTGATGACAGCCATCGAGGTAGACCGTTACCGTAGTATGCTGAAGGCGGTCGATCATGGGCTTACTTTCCTCCATCCAGTACCCGTCCTGAACGATAGGCTGCAACTTCGACCAGTCTACGCAATAGATAGGATTGTAATCCACGCCATCAAGCTGCGGGATATAGACAATGGGACGACGATTAAAGTAAGTGACACCCTCAACGTCGATCAGGGCCTTACCAGCCAGATCACGGGGACCACTATTATCGTCACGTTTGTCTGCCAAGTCCATCAATTCAACTGCACGATCAGCATCGCAGTAAATACGAACCTTCGGACCCTGAGCATCGTTCCCCGGCGACTTCACTCGCGGAGGGGGGCGGAATCTGGTGAGCAGAAAAGCCTTACGCAGAGTACGCAGTAGCTGATTGTCCACCTTGGTATACACAGCAGCGTAGTTACGCCACTTGGCCTCAATAGCGGCACTAAGACCCGCACAAACAAAACCAGTTGAACCGTCTTGATAGCGAATCGTCTGACCACTGAAACCAGCCGTGGTCACACCAGCATTCAGCATATTGAGGTAATAAGGAATACCATAAGGATACAGATTGTCGGTCGCACTAGTCGGCGTCAGCCAACCACGGCTCTCGATAAGCTCGGCGTATCCCCACAGCCGCTCCATCCGGCGAGACTCCATCAGGTCGATGTAACCCTTCGCCGAATTCTTGTTACGCATGATTTCGAGGATATCCCACGAATAGTTCGTGCCCAACTGACACCACGGCACGTTAATCTTACGCTGGACATTCTCGACCGTCGGTGTATCAGTCTGGAACAACTGGCGATAGTGAGCCGCACCAGTCTCATCCAGGACTACATTACGCTCGATTGACGTTCCACCGTCAATTTTTCTCCGACTTTCCTCGTAAATCGTACAGAACTCATAATTCTGCGAGTCCCACATAACCTCGAAAACATTGTCGGGGAGGTCTTTGAGCGTAGTTGCAATGAGATCAATAAGAGCATCATTGTCAACGGCCATTAGTAAACTCCCTGCTTAGGCAAGGATTATTTGAAAACACCCTTGAGTCCGACAGCAACCTGCTTCTCCAACTGTTTTCGCGTTGAAGGTTTCCCATCGGACCCACCACCAGCTTTACGGCCTGTCGGCTTGAGAGACACACCCTTCGCTCGTTTCTTGGTCTTTCCTTTTATATCCTTGCGGATTAGTTCAGCTTGAAATTCCTTGGCAATACTGTCGTGAGCTAGCATCAGAGCTTCCTCAGCAGTAAATTGCCGTCCTTGCAACGCGGCTCCCGTTATAATAGCATCGGCATTTTCGAGAACCTGCTTCCAATTCTTCTTTTGAACTTCCGTCGATGGAGTATCTCCACCCACGCCGTAGACTTCTGCATATGGTTTTAATTCATCGCTCGCAAAGAAATTCTCAACAACTGTTGCCAACGCTTCTCGACGAGCCTGTTGAGCCGATTTTACACCTTTTTGAATTTCCGGCAGCATTTGATTGATTCGGTCAATCGCTGCATTTACCGGAGTAGAGAGGGCTCGAATAACTTCTTCATTCCCATATTTCTCCACGAGTTCGTCTACGTTCACAGGCGTCATCAAGCCGGCATCTGCCTGTGATGCTTCTACGGTCGGTGCAGCCGCCGCAGCCGCTTCCCGAGCCTGCCGTCCAGCAGCAGCAAATCGAGCCGTCTCAGCGTTCCGAGTTCGATGGACCTTCTCAGCGAATGTCAATGCCCCTTGGGGATTGGCAGCAAAGAATTCATCGATTTCTTTCTCGGACCACTCAGACGCAATTAACGAACGACGATATGCATCCGGAAGGGTAGGCGAATCCTTATCGGGCTCAACTCCTCCCGGCTCGTCCTCGGGCTCTTCAAGGGGCGCTTCATGGG